TTTCTCCGCAATGCACGGTTCTCTTGTGACTTCTTCACTGGTTCGTGAAACCACTGAGAACGAGTCACAGAACTACGGTTATAAGTTCGGACAAGAAGAAGAGACCTACAACATTGTTGCTGCTCACGGTTATTTTGGACGCCTTATCTTCCAATATGCTTCCTTCAATAACTCACGTTCACTGCACTTCTTCCTTGCTGCCTGGCCCGTTGTAGGCATCTGGTTTGCTGCTCTTGGTGTTAGCACCATGGCATTTAACCTGAATGGTTTCAACTTCAACCAATCACTGCTTTCTTCTGATGGTCGTGTAGTTAACACTTGGGCAGATATTCTCAACCGCGCTAACCTTGGTTTTGAGGTAATGCACGAGCGCAATGCTCACAACTTCCCTCTAGACCTTGCTGCTGCTAAAGCAACTCCAGTTGCTCTGACTGCACCTTCAATCGGTTGATAAAATCTAAATAACTGATATAATTAAGAGGGTATAACAACCCTCTTTTTTATGTCTCATAATCCTCAACATCATCCTATGGAACCTTGGATAATTTGGGCGGGGGTAGGTATGATGATATTCACAGTTCTGGTGTTTGTCATATTCACTCTTTCGATGATGTATTTTTAACTTATGTTACTCATCCTCATACTTTTTATTCTTTTTGGATTCTTTATGTTCATAATGTCATTAACACAAGACCTTTAATATTTTCAATTCATAACAAAATCTAACATCTTAAAGAGAACTTATTATAATTACAGATGAGTTCTTGCTTTTATATGAAGATCTTTTTAGATACAGCAGATGTTTCGATGATTAGTCCCGCATATGAGACTGGACTATTGGATGGAGTAACTACGAATCCCACTTTAATTCTTAAAAGTGGAAGACAACTCCAAGAAGTTATTGAAGAAATATCGAAGTCTTTTTCAAAACTAGGAAGTATTTCTGCAGAAGTTGTTGCTGATACCGCAGAAGAAATGCTTTCTCAGGCAAAAAAATATTACACGATTGCCCCAGCAGTTACAATTAAGGTTCCTTGCACTGTAGAAGGACTGAAAGTCTGTAAGTTCTTGACTGATAAAGGAATTCAAGTTAATGTAACACTTGTGTTCTCTGTAGCACAAGCAATACTTGCATCAAAGGCAGGAGCAACATTCATCTCACCATTTGTTGGTCGTTGGATGGATAACTCAATTGATGGTATTGAACTTATCAAGAATATCCGTAAGGCATTTGATTATTCTGGAACATCTACACAGATTCTTGCTGCCTCTCTTCGTGACGTAAGGCAGGTAGAACAGTCTGCTCTTTCTGGTGCTGATGTTGTTACGATTCCTCCTACAGTATTCTGGGGAATGTATAAGAATATTATGACTGAGAAGGGTCTTGACTTGTTTCAAAAAGATTGGGAAGAAGTTCTTAGTAACAAAGAATGAAAGCAGAACACCAGTGTTGGAACTTCGTGATGTCTTCTTTTGCAAGAATATATGGAGTTAAAAGAACTATTAGTGAACAAAAATTTCATGAAATAGCACTTCAGTGGTGTGATGATCATAACTATGTGTGTAATGTTCACTTAGATAGTTTGGCAGAAGTGGACACATACTTCAGAAAAATATACGAGGATTGGGAAAAATGAAAGTAGGATTGATTGGACTTGGAAGGATGGGAGAAGGAATGTCCCGTCGTATGATGAAGGCAGAAATCGAAGTTTGGGGATATAGGAGAAACTATGAAAAAGCACAAGAAGCATTTGAAAACGGATATGTTAACGGTGTTGCAGATTCTATACAAAGCCTTGTTCAAGTAGTCAAGGGAAATAATAAACCAGGCATTTTTCAAATGGTTGTTCCCGCAGAAACAGTAGAGGAGACGATTAATGAACTACTACGATACTGTAGTGAAGGAGATATTATTATTGATCATGGCAATAGCAATTTTAAAGACAGTCGGAAAAGAGCAGAACGTCTGGCAAAAGTTGGTATCCAATATATTGATTGTGGCACTAGCGGCGGTGTTTATGGTTTGGATCGTGGATACTGTCTTATGGTTGGCGGTGGAAATACTGCAGTCGCCACTTGTAAAAGCATTTTTGATGCCCTTGCCCCAGGAATCAACGCTGCCCCAAGGACTCAGTTTGACTCACCTGTAACTTCCGCAGAGAACGGTTGGTTGCATTGTGGTGGTCCAGGTGCAGGACATTTTGTAAAGATGGTTCATAATGGTATTGAGTATGGTATAATGCAGGCGTATGCAGAAGGATTTAACATCATCAAGAATGCTAATGCAGGTGCTCAGTATGTTAAAGAGGGTGATGCTGAGGTCGCTCCAATGGCAGACCCAGAATCCTATTGTTACGATATTGACGTTGCTGAGGTTGCTGAGTTATGGCGTCGTGGTAGCGTTGTTGGTAGTTGGTTGCTTGACCTTACCGCTGATGTTCTACGGAATGATGGTCAACTTAAACAGTTCTCTGGAGGCGTATCCGACAGCGGTGAGGGTCGTTGGACTGTTTCTGCCGCTGTGGACCTTGGTGTACCCGCTCCTGTCATTACTACTGCCCTTTATGAAAGATTTAATTCACGCAATCTGGGCACTTTCGCTGCCAAGATTCTAAATGGTATGCGTTATATGTTTGGAGGACACCACGTTAGATGATTAGTTCGGAGACACCTTATAAACTCGCAGAGGTTATTAGAGATACTTGGCCTGGTCTTTACAGAACACCAAAAAAGACCTACAATGAGCAAAAGACTTCTAAAAATGAAAAAGTATAATGAAGAATATTTTTCAGTAATTCAAACTAAAACTGGTAAAAAGATTGCTGATTGTGCTGAAGAATCTGATGCTCTTATGATGGTTTCATTTGATCCTCAGAATAGAACTATTACAAAAAATAAATTTCTTATGGGTCCCGTTGTGGATGTAGAAGTTCCAAAAGTACTTCCTACATCAAACATTACCACATCAAACGTAAAAGAAAATGGTTGTGCTCCAAGAAAAGAACAACTACCTGATGCTGGACCTTTGAGACTTGTTGATAATAAACAACAACCTGTAATTGTATGATTACTTTAAAGTTTCTTGTGAGAGATGCAGATATTACTTATTACGATGAGTGGCATTATATCTACATTACTCTCAAAGAATTGTTTAAAATTATTATAAAAAATTTATTCTTATATATAAAAAATATTAACAAAAAGTTATGAAGTTTACAGTTTATTCAAAAGACGGTTGCCCATATTGCACAAAAGTTCAACAGGTGTTAGAGTTGGCGCAATTGCAACATGTTATTTACAAATTAAATACAGACTTTACTCGCGATGAATTCTATGCGGAATTTGGAGAAGGTTCTACCTTTCCCCAAGTAGTTGTAAATGACCAACATATTGGTGGATGCACGGATACAGTTCAATATCTTAAGGAGCAAAATTTGGTTTAATGGAAAACACAATTCACGAAGTTTATGGTGATGTAGAGAAAGCAATTGATTATGCTTTTAAAGGTCAATTTGTTTTGAACTTTTATGATTATCTCAAAGTTCGTGGGACTAAAAAAGTAGAAGTTGAAGAGTTTATTGAAAGTTCTACCGCAAGTGAGATCAGTAATTTAGTGATGGATCTTGATGATTATCTTGAAGGTGGGTCTGATGAAATCCATAAACAACTTCGTGAAGGTTATGGACACATTCCAAAACCACAAGCAAGAAAAATAAGAAATTACCTTTACGGTATTCTTGAAGATGCCTGGAGATATAGTCATGACAGAAGACCAGGAAGAAGGAAGAAGCAAACTAAATAAATCAGAACCTCAAATTAATAGAGGTGTTGAGTTATTACTTAGGAATAAAAGGAGGAGAGAATCAAAACCAAAAACTTTTCAAGTGAAGTTTGGTAAAATGATTTCTCTCTTTCATAGAGAGTTTCATTTCTTTATTGAATTTCACTTTGATGTTAGGAAAAAATAAACTCTCTGGAGAAAACAAATGGAAACGGCATATGTAATAACATTCTCGATAATGTTCACTTTGCTCTTTTTTATGACAGGTGGTATAATAGGTTGGTTAACTTATAGGCATTTGTTAGAGTCAAGACCTCCTTACTTACATCCAGAGTTCTTTGATGAAAATGGCCAGGTAATTCCTGACGAAATAGTATCTGTACGATTTGAAAACGATTACGATTATGACTACGACGAAGACGAAGAGGACAACGACTGAAAAACCGATTGAAACTCTTCCCACAAATCCTTTTATTTTTGAAATTTTAGAGCTTGCTTCAAAGCAAAGGAGTAATGCTAAGAAAGTAGAAGTTCTTAAAACTTATGAACACATTTCTTTGAAGACTGTGTTTGTATGGAATTTTGATGAAAGTGTAGTTTCTCTTCTTCCAGATGGCGATGTTCCTTATGGAGATTTGAAAGATCAGAATGTTTATTCTGGAACTCTTTCAGAGAATCTTTCTAGAGAAGCAGATGGTGGCGAATCCGCAACGGTTCAGGATCTCCAAGGGAGAGGTCGCACATCTCTCCGCAAAGAATATGAGAACCTTTACCACTATGTCCAAGGCGGAAACAATAGTCTCTCATCTATTCGTAGAGAGATGATGTTTATTAATCTTCTGCAAGGTCTGCACCCTAAAGAAGCAGAAGTATTAATTCTTACTAAAGATAAAAAGTTGACTAATAAATATAAAATAACTTTTGAAAATGTGAAGGAAGCATATCCTGACATTCGATGGGGAGGTCGTTCATGACAGTAGTTCTAGAGGAAAAAAGGAAAATGGCAGATACTTCAAGAAAAGAAAAAAAAGTTCTGCCTCAAGAATATGGATGTGATGTCCTCTTAGAAAAAACCACTATAGAAAAAGCAAAAGATTCTTCCTTTCCAAATGATGCCTATTTGATTTGGTATAGTGTTAATGGTGAAAAATATATTGACCTTGTAAGAGGAACAAGAGTTCGTATTTTTGATATGTATTATGATAGGTTTGGACCAGGAGCAGTTGAAAAGATTGGTTTTGGATATGGAAGAACTAACCCCAAACTTTGGGGTATTAAACAACCTGAAAAGAAGAAAAGAAAATGAGTGCTGGATTTGGTGGGCAGGGAAAAGAAAATAGAATTGGAAAAGATGCCAATATTACTATTGATCTAGATAATATTGATCAGGTTATAAAGCAATATAAGAAAATTAAAAAATATCAAAAATCATCTCTGTATGCTATCAAAACTATAGACGGCACAGAACAGATTGTGAGTTCATTAGTTAAAGAAGCAGAGGAGAATCCGTTGTAATGGGAAAGCATTACCTACTTAACTTGTATGGATGCTCGTTTGTCCTTTTGGACGACGAGCGTTGTCTTATAGACTTACTAGAAAACGCAGCAGTTGCTAGTGGCGCCACTGTGATTCAGACTATCTCAAAGAAGTTTGAACCACAAGGCGTTACTGTAATTTGTCTGCTGTCTGAAAGTCATATCAGTATTCATACTTGGCCTGAGGAAGGTAAAGCAGCAGTAGATGTTTATACTTGCGGAGACTGTAATCCCAAGATCGGTTGCGATATAATCATCCAGCAATTATATGCCACCGATCATACGCTAAGTTATATAGAACGGTAACAGTTTATACAAAACTTTCCGGTAAATATTAATAACGTTCATCCCTATGGGACGGAAGTAAGCCGACGCGGAACGGAATGCCTATGTTTTTCTATACCTACTACTCATATGAACCTTATGGTCGCGGATATATTGGTTCTAGGGGTTCTTCTGTAGAACCTTCTATAGATTTTTATATGGGGAGTTATACGGATGAAACTTTCAGTCCAACTGAAAAAATTATCTTATCTACCCACGAGACTAGAGAGGAGGCACACTTAGCAGAAATAAAACTCCACGAGTTTTTCTCTGTTGGTGAGAACCCACACTTCGCTAATAAGGTGAAGTCAACAAAAGCTGGTCTATGTTCCTATGGCATGGTTCGTGTGAATAATGGAATAGAAGAAAAACTAGTCCACAAAAACCAAATACCTAATGGTTGGGCTAAAGGTAGACTAAAAGACTTATCTACTTATATTAATACCCCCGAAAAATATCTAAATGATAGAAGAAGGGGTGATGGATATAAAGTTTTCTTGGAAGACGTAGATAAAAATCCTTCTATCTTAGATATACCTATTAGGGAACTTGGTGAAATGTATGGGACTAGCCATACTTCTATTCGTAGGTGGAAAAAGAGTAGGTCGTTCATTCGCTATTCGCAAATAGCGAACGCAACCGCCGACTGAAGGAACGCTCTTTAGCCTCAAAATTAAGGAGATCCCTAATGTCTAAAGTAGTATATCGTGGTGTCGAATATGACACCGCAAATCGTCCAAACCAAACATTTAAAATTGAACCACACGTAGAAATCTATCGTGGTTCAATGTTTTATGTTGATGAGAACGGAAACAAACTCCATATGGAAAAATCTAAAGGAGTTGTAAAATGAATACTTATTTCGTTCGCTACCTCAAGAAAAAAGCAAAGAAGGAAAAACTTCTTAAAGATGCACAACTGAATATGGCAAAGCAACCCCAAGTTGCTTGATGATTAGAGAGGGACTTGACTCCCTCTCTTTTTTTATGTATAATAACCTTTGTCAGGGTTGATAAAAATGGATAGAGAAAAGCTTAAGTTAATCATAAAAAACCTTGAGTCTCTTGTTGATTGCCTTAAGTCAGAAGTATATTCTGATGTCGATGCATATACAAAGGATCCTTTATATAAAGAAGTGGCAACCTTCCTAGAAGATTATGATGAAGTTTTCTATGATGAGGAAGAAGACCAATTTGAAACAATTAGAGTAAATCAAAAATACAAACTCACAAACGATGATGATGGAGACGGACTGTGAATAAGATCTTCGAAGAATTCGAATTCATGAAACCAGAAGTAAAACTTGTATCTGTTACACCAGGTGCAGAGAAACATATGGCATATTGTGCTCGTGTTTCTAATCCACAAAATCAAGAGAACGAAAAGTTTTCTGGTCTTCTCAAGTATTGTATTAATCATCAACACTGGAGCATCTTTGAACAAGCATCGATGACTGTTGAGATTAATACTACTAGAGGTATTGCTGCTCAGATTTTGCGTCATAGGTCTTTTACATATCAAGAGTTTTCTCAACGATATGCAGATACAAATCTTTTAAGTGAATCTATTCCTCTTCCTGAACTACGTAGGCAAGATGATAAGAACCGTCAGAACAGTATTGATGACCTTCCAGACTATTTGAAACTCACCCTGCTAGAAGACATCCGTGTTCTGTTTGAGCAGTCTCAGAGGGTCTACAACCGCCTTCTGGACAAGGGAGTGGCAAAGGAGTGTGCAAGGTTCGTTCTGCCTCTAGCAACGCCTACAAGACTGTATATGACCGGTTCTGTGCGTTCTTGGATCCATTACATCGATCTTCGTTCTGCACATGGTACACAGAAGGAGCATATGGAGATTGCAGAACTGATTCGTTGTATCTTCACTTGTCAGTTTCCTGCTGTATCTGAGGCACTTGGTTGGACTCGTGAGGGTTGCTCTGAGTGTTCTGATGCTCCCTCTATCACTATTGAATAAATATCCTTACATACTATGGAGGAATAAACTTGGCAACTTACCCCGTTATTCATAAACAAACTGGTGAACAAAAAGAAGTTACCATGAGTGTTCACGATTGGGATCAATGGAAGAAAGACAATCCAGACTGGGATAGGGATTGGTCTGATCCATCAACTTGTCCATCAGCAGGAGAGGTTGGTGAGATTTATGACAGACTCAAAAAGTCTCATCCAGGATGGAATGATGTTCTTCACGCGGCATCAAAAGCACCAGGTTCAAAAGTAAAACCAATTTAATTTTTTATATGGCAAGAAGAAAAAGAGTAGACGATCAACCAATTGGTGTTGGAATGACTGCTAAGCAAATGAAACGTAAAAAACCAATTGGTGCTGATTTGATGAGAGATATTGAACCTCTCACAGAAAATCAAAAACTTTTATATAGACTATATGAGAGAGGTCAAAATATAGTTGCTTATGGATGTGCAGGAACAGGTAAAACCTTTATCACTTTGTATAATGCTCTTCAAGATGTATTAGATGAAAGAAGTCCTTATGAAAAAATCTATATCGTAAGGTCTCTTGTTGCTACTCGTGAGATTGGTTTTCTTCCTGGAGACCATGAAGATAAGTCTTCTCTCTACCAGATTCCTTATAAGAATATGGTAAAGTATATGTTCCAAATGCCAGATGATGCATCTTTTGAAATGCTCTATGGCAATCTCAAACTACAAGGAACGATTAGTTTTTGGAGCACTTCTTTTATTCGCGGAACTACTCTGGACAATTCAATCATTATTGTGGATGAATTCCAAAACCTAAACTTTCATGAACTTGATTCTATCATTACTCGTGTTGGTGAAAATAGTAAGATTATGTTCTGTGGTGATGCCACACAAAGCGATCTAATCAAAACAAATGAAAAGAATGGTATTATTGACTTTATGAAAATCCTTCGTATGATGCCATCAATCGATATTGTTGAATTTGGTGTAGAGGATATTGTACGTAGCGGACTAGTTAAAGAATATATTTTGGCAAAAATGGAAGCAGGTGTATGACATTTATTCATCATAATTTTTTAGGTGATATTGAACTAGAATGTAAAACAACAGAAAGCATCCGTCTCTATAATCTTCCAAATGGAGATTGGGTGCCTTCTATTACTTCAGTTACTTCTTTCTACAATCGACAAATCTTTGCTAACTGGAGAAAGCGTGTAGGTATTGAAGAAGCAAATCGAATTACTAAAAAGGCAACAGCAAGAGGAACTGATTTTCACCAAGTCTGTCAGGATTACCTTGAGAATAAAGAACTTGTCTGGGATGATTATCAACTCCTGACAAAACATATGTTTCATCATGCTAAACCTTATCTTGATAAGATAAATAATATTCACGCAATTGAAAGAACTCTCTATTCTGAATATCTTGGACTTGCTGGACGAGTTGATTGTATTGCTGAATATGAAGGAGAGTTGGCAGTTATTGACTTTAAGACTTCAGAAAAAATTAAACCAGAAGAGTGGATTGAAAACTATTTTGTTCAAGAAACTTTCTATGCAGCTGCTTATTACGAACTCACAGGAAAGGTTGTTAAGAAACTTATCACATTAATGGTCACTCCTGGTGGAGAAGTAAAAGTATTTGACAAAAGGAACAAAGACGACTATATTAGGTTATTAGTTCGTTATATTAAAGAATTTGTACATCACAATACTGGGTCAAATGGAGAATGAATTAGAAAAAGCATTAGAAAACAAATTCTTTTGTCCTTCGCGTTTTGCTCAAGAGATTGAAAATCTTGTACAGATAAACGTTGAGATGAATTATATCGATGCGATTATCTATTTCTGTGAGCAAAATAATATTGATTTGGAATCAGTTCCAAAACTTATTTCAAAACCTTTGAAAGAAAAAATCAAGTATGAAGCGATGGAATTGAATTTCCTTAAGAAAACTTCCCGTGCAAAGTTAATTTTTTGAATGATGCCCTTTGATGCTTATAAATGTTACCTGTCTTTGAAGAATCATTTCACCAAAGACAGTTATGATTATTTCAAGTACTGTGGAAAAAGTCGTGCAACACTTCAATCTTTTTATAAACGTAAAGATAGAATGTGGTTTGAAAAAGTTGCCAGACAAAAAACAGATCAAGAAGTTGTAGATTTTTTTGTTTCCAATTTCGTTTCTTGTAATGATCCAGAAACACTTTGGATTGGTGAAATGATGAAAGAGGGAGAAGGAAGATACCAAAACTGGCAAAAGAAAATACAGTCACTTTCATATGTTTTCAAGGAAGAGAGTCAATCCTTGTTTGATGAAAATAAATTTGAGGATGTCTTTAAGTGTTCAAAAGGACATCCACCAGTTCTAAAAAAGTTCCTGAGCGGGAAAATTAGTTTAGAAACACTAGTCATTTACGATAAGATATTCCTGTTTGGGAATAAGTTTGACAAGAAACTTAAAGACCCCGTGTGGGAAACCGTCAGTCGTAGGATTAAAAAATATAATCCATTCCTAAATATTGACGTATTTCGTTTTCGTAAAATTTTGAAAGAAATTATTCTGGAGGATCAATGAGTTTCTTTAGTTCCGAAGTCGTCCGTGCCGAGATGATTGAAATCACAGAACTTCAAGAACAAATATATGGAAATATTTTTAAATTTCCAACAATGTCGAAAGACGAAAAAATTGAGCACGTTGAAGTTCTTGAAAGACTTCTAGAAAAACAAAAAGTTCTTTATACTCGAATGAGCTTATCTGATGATCCAGAAGCAGTTCAAATGAAAGAACGTATTGTCCAATCTGCAGTAATGATGGGGATGCCTCCAGGAACTGATATGAACATCATTTTTAACAATATGACCAAAATGCTTGATATCATGAAAGGGCAGATTGACAAAGCGGGGTCAGACCTGTAGAATAACGAGGTACACACAAGCCAAATCCAACTAATACGGAGTAATCTAATGTCTTTTTCAGATCTAAAAAAGCAATCCAAACTTGGTTCTCTCACCGCCAAACTGGTAAAGGAAGTTGAGAAAATGAGTGCCACTGGTGGTGGCGAAGATGACCGTCTTTGGAAACCCGAACTTGATAAAACTGGAAACGGTTTTGCAGTGATTCGTTTCCTTCCTGCCCCTGAAGG